AGGATTTCCGTAATACATGTAAATCGTTGTGTTCGTGTTGTTCGGTAGAGAAGTTACATTAACCCAAATTGTTGCTTCTTGCCCTGTTGAATCCCAATCCTCTGTCCAAAAATTTAGTTCATCGTCAGCTGAGTTTGTAAATCTTATATCACTTCCGTTCTTGCTCCAATTGAAATTTGAGCCTACATTTGAACTATTTAAATCTAATTTAACTTGATAATTGGTTAAATTTCCTGCTGTGTTTGAGATGTTTATTGCCTGCCTATAATTCCAGGAAGAATTCCACCAGGTTAATCCTTTAATTTTCAGTCCTAAGATATAAACATCCGTCCAAACAGAACAACCCCATTTTCCATTAGGCAATTTCACAATTTTCTTACAACCTTCAAAGACTTCATAAATCGGTTTGCCTCTCCTTAAAACAAAATTTTCAGGATTAATCTCTCTCATTACCTCAACTGTGTAATTCTCATATTCTCTGCAGGTTTGACAGACTTCAATCTTATTCTCTTCTGTTGAGTTATCAAAAATCGTCTGATTGATTGTTTTGTTTGTGCAATTACATTTAAAATATCTTTTTATTCTTTGTTTTGTGATATTGACTTTTTCCATTAGTTTGACCTCTGCATCTCCGAAGAATCTTTTCTTTTCTAATTTTAACAAGTCAAAAATGTTGAGATTCTCTTTTTCTGCTAAATCTATCAAAGAAATATCAGCAAACAGATTTGGAAATGACAATTTTTTAAAATTCTTTTCTTCTAAAATCTGAGGTTCGCCGAGTAAATCAACAAAGCCGATCCATAGGGGGTCTGCTAATTCTTTTCCTGGCAGGCCAAAACTCCATTTGACTGTTAAATTAAGCGGTTTGTAACCAACCAATTTGATTCTATTTATTTTTCCTCTTTCCCAACAATCTCTATCTTTGATAGGTCTCCATTTTCCTCCATAGGTAGGAACAAACCATCCGACAGGAACTTTTGGATCTGTTGAAATTAAATTATCAACCTTGTCTAAATTTACATGAAGTGTTCTACTCCTTGAAACTTTCTTAAACAGAGTTTCATTTTCATATTTTGTTCCTTTGTAATGAGCGAAGCAGATTCTCCAATAAGAAGTTGTCACATTAATGTAAGATTCGCATTTAAAACCGCAAACTTGATCGCCAGAATAAGTTGCATTTATTCCTGATAATTGGAAGAGAACTCCAAACAATTGAACATAGCCGAGAATTCCCGCTCCTGCTGCTAATGCTAAAATAATTGCTGCTTTCTGCCATTTCAATCCAGCCATAATTAACTACTGCAAATTTTACCTCCTGAATCGAAAACAATGCAATTAATAGATGTAAGATTTACAAAGGTTGGACTGCTAGTAGGTGTTAAATCTTGTCCAGTATCATAAACTAGTTCATCATTTCCAACCGTATTAGCATCAAGAGTGCATCCATCTTCACTTCCAGAGCAAGAAAAATCTCCAAAATCTTCTGCGGTTAATTCTGTATCGTCGATAGAGCTTCCAAAATCTGTGTAAGGAGCAACGTCACAATCTATTTCATTGCCTGTTGAGTCATATCTGCACCAATAACCATTAGTCAGAGTTCCCGTAAAATTTGAGATATCATTGTATGCCCCGACAACGCAACCAGAGATTTCAGAACATTCATCATGAGCTAAGTCTTGCTCATTAGAAGTGACCCAACTTGTATTTCCTTTATAAATGATATTGGGACAAGAGTATTCTGCAGAACAATTTGTATCAGCTCCTCCTGCGGCTAAAGTTGAAAGATTATAACAAGTGATATCAGATTCACAGAAATAATTTACATGAGTGAAATTCCAGTAATCCTGCATGTCAATATTTCCATAAGGAGTGAAATCAATAGCAAAAACTAAACACGCCAAGAATATCAACCCGAAACCAAGAAGCAGTTTCCTCATAATTATACTGGTGAAGGAACAAAATATTTAACTAAAATTTTCTGACTATTCCAAATAGGACCTAAGAAAGTGATCTCAGAATTTGAAGATTTGTGACTGATATTGTAATCCTGAGAGGGATATAAGAAAGCGCCTTGAACTAGTATAATCTCTTCTGAAGTTTTCAAATTGTTATTTAGAGTTAAGACTCTGTTTGTTTCTCCATCTAAGCCAGAGCAATCGCTCCCCGTGAAGGTTTCAGTCCTTGGGACCTTCCCTTTTCTCTTTACGCCTGTCATTTTAAATAAAGATAAGTAACGCCATCTCCATTTGAAGTTGCATCAATATAAACTTTAGAGAGATCATCTATTGGAAAATCAATAGTATCTCCTGGATCTAAAGGAATTCCTCTTCTATTTGCTAAGGCTGCAACAACCGTGTTTCCTCCCACGACGATGGTTCCTGAATTGTCGCTCTTTGCGGTTATAAAAACATGACAACAACTTCCAGAGCCTAAAGCAACTCTTGTTCCTGCTGTTGAAACCGTTTTAGAGCCATCTCCTATTTCCGAATAACCTGCTATGAAAGCCCTGTCTGATAATGGTATCATAATAAAGATTAATGTTTTTTATTAAAACTTCGGAAGGCCTTTGAAATGCAGGATTGGCAAATAGTTACTCCTCTATCACCTTTTGAGAAGATGACTGCTTCTTTTGTTTTCCCGCAAAATTCGCAAGTTGCGATTGTGATTCTCATTTCGGACATAATTTATAAGAATCTATTTTTCTTTTATTGTTCCAGAAGACAATAAAATCAACCTTGAATTTCTTGACCAATTCTTTAGCTTTCAATTTTTCCTCTTTGCTGAGATATTTGTTCCATTTGCATTCAAACAAGAATGCTCTGTTCGCTTTAATGGCCACGCCATCTGGAAATTTACTTCTCGGAGATATCATAACGAAATAACCAAATTTCTCCAAGTGTCTTTTGACTCTCTGCTGGAATCTATAACCCTTCTGATAGCTTTTATTTGGCATTTTCAATCATTTTCATAAACCTTTCTTTTGAATTCTTGTGATTGAAAAACTCAACATTTTCATAAGCTTCTTCTTGAACTTCTTCATAGAATTGGGGAGAATAAAGAAGTTTTTTAAGAAGTCTTCTGCTTTTGACAGCATCATATGGATTAACGCAAGTTTTCGGGAAACAAATTTGGGAAGAGTAATTGAACTCTGAACAAACAATTGGAAGGCCTAAGCAAGCGCAATCGCAGGGAATTCTTCCATAAGAGAAAGAGAGAAATGGATCATAACCAATTCTCGCCTCTTTGATCACTTTGATAAAATCTGGATATTTCATATAAGGAAAAACATTCCATTTCAAAACCTTCTGAAATATTTTGGGATTTGGATCTGAATCTTCCATATAGCCGACTACAGAAACAGGAATTGGAAGGTCTTTTGTGATCAAATATGGGGTGACCATTTGATGATCATATCTATGCCAGAAAAATAAGATGTGTTCATTTTTGATAAAAGATGCGAATTTCTTTAAAACATGGGTTTCGCAAGGATGAGGTATGAGATGAATTTTTTTCTTTGGCGATAATAGTTGCATTAATGCTTGAGCATAAGGGGAAGTTGCGAAAACGAAATCTGCCTCTGCAATTCCTCTTTGGAACTCAGAAATGAAAGGAAATGTTGAATCCCATAATTCTGGAGCGTGGTCTTGATTTATGACTATTTTTGTTGAAGTAGAATGGCCTAAAATTGATCTAACTTCTGATAACAATCTCAAATCCATTGGATCTGCATTGATGTGAATAATGTCGTATTTTTCCAATTCATTTTTGGTCTGTTCTATATCTTTCCAATTCTTATAATCTGAATTAAAAATTCTAATCCATTGATAGCATCCAGTCATTATTGGTTGATTCTCTAAAATCTGATCAAAAAGTTTATAGGCCAGAAACAAGATTTTTGGTTTCATAGATCCAATTTCTCAATAGTGACTTTCAAGAAATCTCCTGTCTTTATATCCATTAATAGAACAATCTCTCTCGGAATTGTAATTCGGTAATTGGAAATCACACGGCATTTGAATTGCTCCATAATAATACATAAAAAGTATTTATAATAAAAACTGCAGAAAAGACTCTTAAGTTAATTGGAAAAGATTGGAAGATTAATCTATTGTATATTGGATTATTGCTGATGCGTTATCATCTACTAAAGTTGTTGCTCCTGCGACTAAGTAAAGACCTTGAGTTGCTGCAATTGTTGCTGCTAAACCTGTTGTTGAAACGGATTTGACTAAGTTTGCAGTTGTTGCTGTTAGAGTTGCGACTGCTCCAGAAACTGTTGCTGTGGTTGCTCCTCCTGAGGATGCGCTTTTAAGGGTTACGGTTAAATAACCAGTTGTAGTTGTAGTTGCTGCACCAATAGAACCAAAGACCTCTAGTTTATTAATTGTTATCTGGTGGCTTGGCTTGTTGAGATATATTGTTTTGTTACCTGCTCCCAGCTGAACTACTATTTGGCCTGTTTTCAATTCTGAAGAGACCTGATCTGGAGATACTGCTGTTGTTGCTATCTCTGATCTGGATATTGCTTCATCGTAATCCAATCTTTCAAACTTTCTTTGCCCATAAACACCTGGATTTCCCATAATTAATCTTTAAATATACTAAAAGAAAATAAAAAAACCTTAACAAGAACCTCTTCTATGTCCTGCTTTTCTTCCTCTATGGCCGATTGAGTATTGATAACTTCCTTTATAAGGTCCTGAGCCATCTCTAACGCCTGGCCGATTCTTTCCCATAAATAAGAGTAGAAAAGGGAAAGGAAGAAATCAAAAATAAAACAAAATTCTTGAGGATGGAATTACCATCCAGTTATCTTCGCACCGGCATCGGGTCTTACAACTGCTGGACAAATCCGTTCGTAGACTTGAACTTTTGTTGAGTGAGTGTCGTTATCGTCAAATATCTTGATCTGGACATCCTGAGCGACTCCTAATTGGAAGACGCCTCCAACTCCAGATTTCATAACTACTGCTGTCCCGTGTGTTAATTTTGAACTTGGAAGTGAAACTATTTTTAAACCCATGAATTTGTCAAGGGTTCCTGCCATTATTGCTTTTGCAGTTGTTTCGTACCAAGTATTGCTTGCGATTATTGAAAGCAATTCTTCCAAATTCTGCTCTTCTATTAAGAGCATGTCAGGAGTATAACCTAAATTCCTGACTTTCCTCTTTGCCTGAGCAATATCTTTCACAGGGTCTGCGGATGTTTCAGATAATGCTGCAGTTGCTGAAACAGAAGAAGTTAGAGCTCCGCTTTCTATTAGTGCTTGAGCGATTTTGTAATCTTCTCTGTCTTGGACTTCTCTAACTGCCGCTTTTGTTTGAGCTGCTCTTATAGCCAATTTTTGAAGATGATCTGCCTCCCAAGACAACTGGAAACCCTTTGCGATTTCTACAAAGGATTTAGTTGTCTCGGTTGCATTGGCGGCATCGTATTTGAAGGCTTCGAGCTCGGCTCTGTCATAAGCAGCAGTGAGATCGTCATAAGTGTTGAAAATGTAAGTTTTCGCTCCTGGATTGTTGACATTATCTACTAAACCATACTGTCGGAGATTTTTAATCTCCTTCAATTGTTCGATCGCTGCTGCAACTATTACTTCGCTGACTCTGCTAGGCAGAGTTGTTGTAGTTACTACCGAAGAAAAATTTACATATTTTAACATATTCCAATCCTTATAATAACGGTCGTCCCTTCAGTTGTTGCATCAGGAGTAACTACTCTACCGATTATTTTTTTCATTTTTTCTGAACTGAAAGTTGTTCCTGCGATAGAAGCGAAAGTTGTGGCTTTTCCTTCAGTTCCGCCTGCAACAAAGTCGTTATAAGAGAATGCCTCATTTGCTGCGCAGGTTACATGAGCCAAGCCAGAAACCTGCACAACAATGTCTTCTTTGGAGGCTGAAGTTCTTGAATCAACCTTTGTTGCAGAAACGCCAATTGGATTGACTGTTGCATCTGCTAAAGTAACATTTCCATTAGAATCCAAACCGACAATTCTCCCAGTGGGGATTTCTATTGTGGTTGAAGATGTTTCAAATTTCAAGAAATCCCCCCTTCCAACAGAATCATTTACCATATTGAAGTTTCTTTAATTTTTCAAGTTCCTCCTGAGCTTCCTTAGCAGACATCTCTAGACCTGCTACTTGGAAATCTTTGATTTTTGTTTCCAAGGCAGCAATTTCTTTTGAATAATCCTTTGTAGTTTCTGGACTTTTTACGGTTTTGCCGAAGTTAACTTCCTTTGCTTTTGATAATGAGATCAATTTCTTCAATTGATCAATAGAGAAATCCGCAACTTCTTCTTTTAATTTTTCATTTCCTTGAAGTTCTGCGAATTCCTCTAAAAGCCTGCTTTTCTCTTCCGCTTCTAATTTTTCAATTTTTTTAGCCATTTCTTTCTTTTCCTCATCCTCTTCTCCTTCTCCATCCCCTTCTTCGTCATCGCTCATTTTCTTTTTCTTTGGGTATGGATAAGGGTAAGGATAAGGATATTCTTTTTTCTTTTTCTTTGCTTCATCGACTAATTGCTGAATCGCCTCACTCAACTCTTCAATCTTAGCATTCAAGTCTCCGAACGCCGTTGCGAAGTCGAAAAAGTCCGACTCCATAGGCTCATCTTTTTGGTCCATATTGAGAGAAAATTGGATTCAAATATAAAGAAAAATAGGGAAATTAGAGATTATCCGATAATTTGGACAATTACTTTGGGAGCGCAAAGATTTGTTGTATCATTATTGTCTGCTCTTAATTTCATATAAGCAAAACCTGCAGGTTCAACCGTAAAGGATTCAACAGATGCGGAAGCGACTGTTGTTGAAGTGAAAGGAACATTATCGTAAGTAGTTGCGGTTTCGGATCTTGTTATGACATTAATGTCTGTATCATTTCCCGGATAAGTAGTAGAAGATTGATCTACTTGAATGATAATGGCTTTCGCATTTCTGCAATCTATTTCTGTATCTGTTGATGGAGCGACATTTGTTGCTCCTGTTCCAATAGTTCCCCATTCAAGAGTTATCTCATCCCTTCTATAAATTCCTGGTCTCATAATATAACTTGAACTATTAATACAATAACACTGACAACACCGAAAGCGAAGCCAAGATAATAGTAAAGATTGTTGATTTTCTTTGAATGAGATTTTAAAATATCTTCATGCCTTTTAATAATTCCATTAATACTCCTCAAATGTTCCTCATTCTTTGTTGTTGTGACTAAGATTTCATCAACTTTTTCCCTAATATAGGCCAATTCGTCTTTTATGCAGGACATACTCCATCATAGCAAATTTTTGCATCTTGGACTTCTCCTTCTCTAACAAATGCAATGTGAGGAAACTCAAGGATTTTCTTGCATTCTCCGAATTCTGAGTCTTCAAGAATTCTTACGGAAACAGCAGGGATTCTTTTGTTTGCTAATAAAATAGCGCAATCTCTTCCTGCGGTTGTATCAAACAGTTCGCAATCAACGATTAATCTCTTCTTTTCTTCATCAAGTTCAAAATCAATGACTCTTCCAATTTCTGTTAAAATAGGGTCATTTGGACCAATATGATAAGTTACGACAGGAACATTAAGAATTTTTGGTGCTGCTTCTTTAATAACTTCCCAAGGATAGAAAGTATCATGCCAAGTTCCTTCTGAAAATGCGACCGTCTTAAAGCGATAGGGAAATTTGATATCAGAGGAAAGAATTGTTTTGTCTTCTTTTTTGAAATCTTGGAGTTTGAAATAAAATTCTTTGGAGAAAGTTTTTGGAGAATCTTGCTTAATGACTTGAAACATTACGCCATCGGTTGATAGGAGATAATAGAGGCCTTTTAATTTTTTCCCATTGAATTTGACTTGAATTCTTTTTGGCTCTTCTCTCAATAGTTCATAAGTGCCTGAATCTATGATTTCTACATAGACAGGAATCTTCTTATTAGGATTGATTTTGGATTTTGGAGGGTATTTTCCTGGAGTGAAATATTCAAGATCATTTGAGAAAATTAATCCTGTTGCTTTGTTAAGAATCGGATTTTTATCTAAATGGAATTGGTATTTTCCAAATTTAAGATGATAGTCTGAGACCTCTGCTTTCCTGATAACTTCTTGGCCTTTCCAGAATCTTCGAGTGAGCAAAAATTTATTAACCATAAATGATTTATTTTTTCCTAATAAAAATTTAGCAACTTCTTCTCTCCTTCTCAATTTTTCCTCCATTGATAATCCTTTTTTCCAATAACATAAATTTGGAGGAACTCTTCTCTCTAAGTCTGCTGGAAGAGCAGAACCTTCTTTTGGAAGCCACTTCTCTTTGATTGCTCTTTTCGATAGAACATATGGATTTTGATCGTCAGGTTTCCAATAAAGCCAGTCCATTAATTTTCTCGTTTCTTTCAGTCCAGAAACTAGTCTAAAGCAGTATCTTCCTTTGAATTTTTTGCCGTGGAGGAAGAATTCTTTGAAATATGGTTTGTCTGCACCCATCTCATAAGTTCCTTCATCTATTATGATGAAAATTCCAGGACCATTGCGAGTGCCTCCTGGAACTGGTTCAACGATTCTTGGATCTGTGACTCCTTCAACATTAATCCAATCATAAGGCTCAATTCCTTTTTGAATGCAATAAATTTTTTCTTTTTCATCTCTTTTCTTTTCTTCTCCTGTGTTTAGGTCTATTTTCCATAAAGAAGGATCTTTGAGAAGCTCTTTGTAATATTGGAGTATTTCTTTTTTCTGCTCTGTTGAAGGCATTTTCAAGACTTTGTCTTGTTTGATATCTACCTGATAATAAGGTTTGCCGTTCCAATAAAAAGTCCAAATGTTCTTCTCTTTTTCAATTTTGATTGGTTTAAGAGCTTTGTCTTTGAATTCTTTCGTTTGGAAAGCAAGAGTGAATCCTTTGAGGAAATGATCTGGAGCATATCTGAAGTCTCCGTGACAAGTTCCTAATCTGATATGAGCCTGAAGAACCCATTTCTTTGATTTGGCGAAACTTTTTTTCTCGGCTTTGATTATCCAATCTTCTGGAATTTTCTTTAAGTGAGAATCCCAAAATTTGAACATATTGGAAAGATAGACTTTTTGGTCATGACTGAGACTCCAAAATGGGAAATTGTGCTTTTTCTCGAAATCAAGGACTTCCTTTAATAAATCTGGATGGTGATCTCTTAAGTAAAGCCAATGTTCTTTGTTAGCGAAAGGGCAAGCATAACAGCCTGTTCTTGAGAGATAATTATAAAGTGGAGATATAGGAATATTGTTTTCTCTTAAATATGAAAAAACTTTTTCTTCTGACCAATCAGCGACGGGATAAGTGACATAAGTTCGGAAGAAACTGAGATAGCCATATTTAGGGAGATTGAGGTTTCTTCTTCTTAAGGATTCAGAATGTCTTGTGCCGATTGCAAGGATGATTTTTTCTCTTGGGATATTAAGGGAATTTAGAAATTCTTTAACAGGAAGAAGTTTCATTTCTCTTGAGCAATAGGGGGCTTTTGCTGATGGAGGTTTGTAATCGTGAGATGCTATTATGGAGAAGAGATCTTTTCCTTTTATTAGATGGAGTTTAACTCCTAATTTTTTGCAGACTGCGATTGCATTTTCTTTTAAGCCTGGAAATTCTGAAGGAGAATCAACATAAATTGCTTGGACTTGGCCTGGGAATGATTCATTTTTCTTTAAAAGAGTTAAGGCGGCAGAGGAATCTTTTCCTCCTGAAAATGCTACAAAGATATATTTATCTGAAAAGGAGAAAGGTTTTACTTCTTCGGCGAAATCTGAGAATGGGATTGGTTCTATGTTTTCGGAGATGCATTCGGAGAATCCTTTTGCTGTTTCTGGGTGATATTTTTCTGGCTCTTTTGGATAAGTTTTATATTGAACTCTTCCTGTTGTTTTCTGGACGAGTTTTTCTAAAGTGGAAATGGAAGTTGTTTTTCTTTTATTTACCTTGGCGATAACATGAGGAGCCCAAAGATTAAAGAAGACTTTGCCTGTTTTTGGATCTATGTATTTGGAAATATCTACAAAGCTGACTTTTAATAAGTCTCCTTTCTCTGCTTTTATGCTTGTATTATAAGTCTTGGAGATGAATGTTGTCATAATTAAACCTTTTCAAATTTATCTTCATCAACTGCAACGTCATAGACGTAGGCATCAGCACCTTTAACCTTATGAATGCCGACAACTCTCGCTATGACTTGATATTCTTTCTTAAACTTTATCATGGTTGGAGGATAAGGATGAACTGTTAAAGGATAAGGAGCGGTTGCTAATTTTAACATTGCTCCTTCCGAACCCTCCTTATTTGAACACTGTTCAACATATTTTCTCAGAGATTTTTCATCTTTTACCAAATATTCAGGATTGCTGATTTTTATGTTTTTATCTTCGTGGATTTTCGTGTATTGCTCTCTTCTAAATGAATAAGGCTTCTTGTGCATATCTCCAAAATCTCCTTTATAAGAGTCAGAATAAAGTTTGTCGTAAATTGTGATTCTAACCTCTTTTTCTTTTTCGTCTTTGTGATTAACAATTCCTGCGGTGTCTGATCTAGGCATATGTTTCCCTTTATGATACCATTCTAATTCTCCGATAACAACGCATTTGCCTGGTTTTTTTGCAAATTGAGAAACTATTGTAGGAAGATTTTCAGTAACGTCAGAGCCGTCTTCTGTCCATATTTTTACTTTTCCATTATCGAAATGGACCTGGCAGGTTACCCCATCCCTTTTCACGCCAATATAGATTCCTTTTTCTTTCCAATTGGGCCAAGTTTTATTAACAACTTCAACCAAAGAATCTAAATTATATGCTTCTCCTACATTTCTTCCGTGTTGAGGTTTCTCTTGGAAAAATGGTCTGAAAGGAACGAGCTTATCTTCTTTTTCTGATAAGAGGCAATATTTTTTGAAATTTGGGTCTCTTTTGAGATCTATTTCTTTTGACATTTCGATTCTTTTGAATCTTTCGGGATCGATACTTACGCATAAATCTCCTAAAGGAACATGCACTGTGAAAGGACCCTGCCAATTTCCATAGTTATAAGGGATGAAATGGAATCTGTCTTGATATTCGGGATATGCTCTAAGAATTCTCCAAGTTGCTAAATTCCAAAGAGTTGTTCCTGGTTCTGCTTTTATTAGGATATCTATATCTCCGACTGTTTTTTCCCAATTAGCCAAAGAGCCGACTAATTGGATGAAATCTTTGTGAATTATAAAGGGTTTCCATTTCTTTAAAAAATTCGATAATTTGATTTCTTCTCCTTCTTTGGATTCTGAACCTCTATAAATTGGGAGATATTTGGAGAAATCTTTTTTGATTTTTTGAATTAATTCTTTTGATAATTTTGTTTGGCCTGGTTGGATGCCTCTTCTTAATAGTTCTTGATAGATTTTTTTGGCCATTGAAAGAATTTGATCCATAGAAAATTTGATCTTTTTGCCTTGTTTCTTTGAAGAATACCAAGCGCAAATAATTCTCCAATCATCCTGCAAAACCTTTTTTCTTAAAGCAGAAGGATTATAAGATTCAATATCCTTTATAAAATTATCAGAATAAAGGAAATGCTGAATTGTTTGAACTCCTGGTTTGATTTGAATTATTTTGGGTTTCTCATATTTTTCAAATCTTTCTATCTCATAATAGTAAAGTTTCTTAGCATAAGGGAACCATTCTTTAATTTCTTCATCTGTTACTAAATGGAAAGGTTCTAATCTTTTGATTTCTTTAAGTGATAAATATTTGGGAGGGGATAATTTGATTTTTCCTAAAGAATAACCGATTCCTTTAATCTTGGTAATGAGTTCTAAATCATTTCTCAAATAAGTCTTAAAGTGTCTTCTCTTTATAATTGCTTTTTTCTTGCCTTGATAAATTAGTTCAGCATGTTTTGGAACCAAATAAAGACCAATCATAAAATTATATCTTTTCTAAAATAGATTTAACTAATTCTTTGGCATCGCTTCTGTCCAATAAGTCCAAATCTACTGCTGTTCCGATAACCTTTATTTTATTCAACAGGATTTCAGAAGAAGTCTTTGGATCTATTGTTTGATCTGGTTTCCAATAAACCTGAGGGACTTTTCTTTCTGGGATGCCATTCTTCAAGCAAAATGGTTTAAATAATTGTTCTTCTAGGATTGCTGCTAATTTTTCTCTTATGTATTGAATTTCATCCTGGGAATACTCTTTTAGGGCTAAAAAGGCTGCTTTTGTTGAATAAGTAACTCTGCCTGATAGGAAATTGGCGGGAACTCTTAAGCCTGTTGAAATATAATCATTAATCATCTCTAGATTTTTGGTTAAATCAGGAAGAGTCCTTTTGACTTCTAAAAGATTGAATTTGTATTTTTCAGATGATATAAAATAATGTTTTCTGTGAAAATCTTTTAAGGCTTCTTCTGTTTCTTTCAGTTCTTTTTTCGTTTTTGCTCCTTCTTTAACAACATGAATTGGAGGAAGGGCTAAATAACGGAAAATATCTCCAATCGCTTCAACCATTTCATTTCTTATTTCTAATAGTCTAACAATAGGTTCAACAAATCCTATGCCATGAACATTATCCGAATTCCTGTAAAATCTGTAAAATATCAAATCATGTTTATCTAAAGGAATAGATTTTCCATTAGGTGCTTCTTGGACATAAGAAATGATATTTCCTTTTTCATCCCATTTTGGCTCTATTGTTTTAGTATCAACAACTTTAAATCCGACTATCTCTTTTCCCTCCCATAAGATTTCATTAAATCCATTTCCAAAGACCAAAGCATTCTTTATTCCATCAATGCAAGCGGGTTTAAAAGATGAAATATGTTGAATTGGTTCGCATAATTCTAAAACTCTTTCATCTCCTTTTAAAGTAAAACCTGAACCATAAACAGAAGCAGAGAAAAGGTTTAAGGAAGCAAAAACAGCAAAATCTCTGTATGCATTCTCCAATCTTTGATAATCAGGTTTTTCATAATTGCCGTAAGAAAATCGTTCTTTATTTGGACCTAGAGAAATAAGAGTTTTGAAATTCTCCTCGACTTTGCCAAAATTTTTCAGCTTCGAAATGAAATCCTTTAGAGCCATAATATATAGGATATATTTATAAAGGATTGTGAGGATGACTTATTGGCTTATAAAGGTGAGGACTTATAAGGGTAAAGGGAATAAGGGTAAAGGACTTATAAGGTTAAAGGAACTAAGAGTAAAGGGAGTAGGGGTAAAGGACTTATAAGGGTAAAGGGAATAAGGGTAAAAGGAATAAGACAGGGGGGGAGTAGATAAGATATAATTTTAAAAAAAAAAAATAAGGAATAATTAATAAGAAACTCCAAAACAAGAACTAACTTTTTTAATAGTCCAATTGCACGACCAAGAAACCAAATTGCAATAATTCGTATTAAGGATTAAATCCTTATCAGAAATAATCATATCAGTCTGAGGCTCAACATAAAATAATCCTTTATCTAAGGTATAAACAGCAACAATGATATGGCCAAAAGATTTATTATTTGATAAAAGATTTAATTCAGCAGTACAAGAAAAGAATCCTTTATCAGCAAATCTCTTAACAAATAGATTGGAAAATTCAGTACAATCAAAAGATTCATCATCATATAAATATTGATCAATATCATCTAAATTGATAAAATAATTCAACTGATTGTAATCAGGAAAATAAAGGATTGGAGAATTAAAGGATTTGTAAAATAAAGATATGAATAAAATAGAAAAACAAAACAAAAGAAAAATAAAAAATTTCCTATCAGTCATTTTCTAATATACAATAATTTAATAGGAATTGTTGTCTTGTCTTCTAGTAATCTGATTGAAATATTATTCCTTTTACAATAATTCTTAATTTTCTCAATATCAATGAAAAGATTCGGCTCAACAAATATATCAAATTGAATGCATCTTGAATCCAAAATGTCAATCAAAGCAACAATATCATCTGTTGATAATTTTCTGCTCATATTCTTAACTTTCTATAAAATAAGTCTTCAACCAACTTGGAGAGAAGCCCATCAACTGTCTATAAGCTTCCCAAACTTCAAATTCACTCATTTTCTCTCACTCTTGATATTCGATTATCAACCAATCGCCTGTTTTATCGCATACGACATGAAGATCCATAACTTGTCCTATTTTAATTCCTGTTCTTTTTTCAATTATTTTCCAATTCAATAGCCTTGTTTTTATCATTTCTTTCACCTTCTCCCCCAGCCCTCTGCGATGACGGTGGTAGCAGTTCCACACCCTGCTTTGCAAGGCTTCTCTCCATAGGAGCGTGTGAAACCTTGCATTCCAGGAGAGCACCGCAGATTTTTTCGCCATAGGTGTGCCGACCCGGACACCTTTCCACACGCCCTCCTATGGCGGGCTGTTAGGGGATAATAAAAAAAAAAGAAAACAGAATCAAAGCAAAGTTGTTGCAATCCTTAAAATTTTCTTCTTATCCTCTTTCTGATAATCCTGTAACTCCCTGACAATTTTAATAGCCTCTTCCACCAATTTCTTGGAATATTCTTCATTCATTCTAATCTAATAACAGGTGTTGGAACTCCTGAAACTTCTGTCTCTTTGATAACAACTTTGATCTCTTTGCCTTCCCATTTAGAAAAATCATCTCCAAATTTCGTAATCATAACTTTCGCATTTGTCTTATTGAGCAATAACTGAAATTCTGGAAATTTCTCAAAAGTTAAGCCAATCTTTGTCTGCTCGATATCCTCTCCTTTTCTAGTAAAGGAAATCTTCTCAACTTTCGCAATTTTCTGAACTCCTTCCAGACCTATCTCCTTTGCCATCTTGCCTGTGAGGAAAGTTCCTCCGTATATGGCTGAGGCCGAAGTTGATTCATCCATATTTCATCACCTTTTTTTTAACAAGAGAGCATCAAGGACTATTAACCATCCTTTCAATTGCTCGGTGAGTCGCTGCATAATTATACAATAAGAGTATTTATATAAGGTCGCCACATAGATAACCAATAACAAAGATAACAGGGCGACCGATAAGAACAAAATGAAAGACAGGCGCCACCTAGAGGGGGGTGAAATTAAAATCTTGAAAGAGGTTCTACAAATAAATAGCAATTACCACCACTTAAAACTTCGCCTGTGATTTCATCATAATCTACTGACCAGAAATCTTTTAGCAGTTTCTTGATATTTCCTTCTAATGATCTGTTCCAAGCAATGTCTCTTTCTGTTCTTTGAAGTTCTTTGTATTCTTCACTGTCTAATCCTTGATTCTGTAACTTGAGTTCAAGTTCTCTTTTCCTATTGTGATCAATTTCTCTAAATAGATCTGTATAAATATCTATCGATTTACCTCCTGAGAAACTTTGAGTTCTAATTCTGAAAGTCGCTTTGGGAAATCTTTGTCTTAAAATCTTTTTGATTTTTGAAGTGTTATTGGCGAAAATATTTATTTCCTGAGACATGATACATCACCTTTTAAGGAAAGTGAACCTCCTTTGGTCTTCAATCTTCAATCTTCAAACCAAAATCATAGGTTCGGTGAGTCGCTTCCCCCCAAGAAGCCTGAGACTTCTTGGGATTGGAAAAAACTAAAAAGAAAAAGAAGATACAATTTCGTCGATACTGTCTAACATTTTAGCAACACTACAAACTTCTTTCTCAATTTCGTAGAGTTCTGCATATCTTTTATTATTTTCGTATGCTGAATTCTGTTTTTTATCTAACATCCTTCTAATTCTGTCTTCGCTTGCTATTTTTTCTCTGATGACTAGATCAATTATTTTATCTATAAGCTGCGATTTTCTGAACAAATCTTTGTCTTCTAAGATTCTTTTGTCTTTTTTCTTCATTAACTCGAAAACTTCTATGTATTTCATATTTGTCATCTCCAATCAAACTCTAAACCTTTCCGAAACGCTCTTTCATCACTGCCATCTATCATTCTGTTTTGTTGAGCGATTGCTTGCTTAATGATCTCTTCATACTCTTCCTTTATCATCTTTTCAATTCTCTTTGCTTCTTCATCATTTACCCATACGAGTTTTGTTTCTTCATTTATTTTGACTGTTACTTTATTATAGTGATCTGACTTAACTACGGCTTGCAATTGTTCGATGAGTTGCTGATTGTTTTTCTTGATCAAATCTGCTGAAACAGTGCTTACTCTTTCGATCTCATCTACTTTTACAATTTTTCCCGTAAGAGTTATTATGCTTATCATACTACCAAACCCTGTGTTCTGGATTCTCTACCTCACCGATCCAGCACTGCTCACACAAACCATTATACTTTTCCGCTTCTTCCTTACTGATCTCATAACCACAAAGCGCACATTTAGGCATCTACATCACCTTTCTTCTTAAGGGTCGCCAACTAACTTCTATACCGCCAGGGCAACCCACTCGGCGGTCCGGGAAGTTCAAACCTGAACTCCCTATCGGAAAAAAAACTTAAAAAACTTAAAAACTTATTTTCTTGTTGCTCTTCTATATGCCAAAATCTTCAATATATGCTTGCATGGAAGAACGCTGTCATATCCTTTTTCTTCTGCAATTCTCAGATTTCTCTGGAAGTCTGGGCAAGTGCAGTAACCTCTTCTTTCTGCCTTTCCTAGAACAACTTCATATCTGATACCTCTCGAACCTCTGACATAATAAGTATCTGACCCAGGAGTTGAAATAATCCTCCTGGGCCTACCTTTTAGGAGCAGGCTTCTAGCAAGTCTTTCTAAAACTTTCTGATTGAACACTGGATTATCGCTGAAGAACTGAACCCGAGGGAGGTTAACCCGGAATTCCGGATTAACCGAATTGTAGATCTTCATAGTTCAAAGATTCTTGCTATCTCGACCTCCCTATCTGTAAGGGGGAGGTTCTTTTTCAATTTTCTTCTTACTTCATCCAATTCGTCTTTGGGAACGAAAACCGCATAAGTTCCATCTGGATTTCTTTCTATCTTTGCTTCTGTGACTTCTTCCAACCATCTATCGTATTCTTCGAACATTCTAACTTCTTTCTTGGGCTTCCAACTAACTTCTATACCGCCAGGGAAGCCCATTCGGCGGTCGGAGGTTCAGACTTGCTGAACCTCTATCGGAAAAACTTAAAATGGAAAATCAATCTATATACAACTTACCATCCGAGCAATAAACCATGTATTCGCCTTCGACCGGATAGCAAGTTGCGTTCTCAGGAATCTGATCTTCTGGCAAGACTTGAACGGTCACTGAATAAGCATCTTCCTGAACACTTTCTTCGATCTCTTCGATCGGGGATTCATTGGAAGACAAGGAAATGCCTGCTACAATCACGAACACTGTCAATCCTGTTAGGAGCCAAAACAACACATCTTCGAATCTCATTTTCACCACCTTATAATCGCAAAATCTTTGCAATCTCCACTTCTCTTGGGAGAAGATCGATAGCTCTTCTGAGTTTCATTCTTACAGTCTCGATATCTTCAATGGTGCAAGGAATGCAAACATCTTCGTAGCACAAGAATTTCATGGTACATCACCTTTCAAAACCCCAAGAGGGCTTTTCACCCCCACGGGACGGAAGCTCAGGCTAACTGCCTGGCTTCTATCGTAAAAACTAAAAACAAAACAAAAATTTTAATCTAACATCACTGATAAGATTCTGATTAACCGCTTTGGCCAGTTATCCAAAGGAACTTTGGATTTCACTAGCCGTTCAATTTCATCTAATTCACTGCACTTTACCCGGATTTCGCCGACGTACACCGCCATTTTCTCCCCTCCAAGTGGCGCCTATCTGCCAACTCCCGCGACGCGCCTGCTGGACGCGGGGATGGGACGACGCTTGTGGAAGAGCGGACGTCGGGAGGAGGCCTCATCCTAGCCCCTCTCGGGGCTTCGCCTGCCGCAGCTGGCGACGCGCCCGTCGATGCAATAAGGCGCTGTGTCAGCCTCATCGACGCCGAAGCGCCGAAGTTTTCCTGGAAAGGAAAACTCAATACACAGGAAACGGGAGTGGTGTCGTGAGAAGACATCGCAACGGACGGGATTTTGCGGGAAGCACAAGATATTCACAGGGCGGTTTCACGAGCATTCCGAAAATTTGGACTCACCTAAACACATTTGCTGTCCAAATTTTCGAGAAGCGCAAGTGAAAGCCCGCAAAAGACCGTAACCCTCCCGTTACACAGTTATGTTTTCCTTGGAAGGAAAACGAAGGCGCAAGGCAGGAGATGAGGCGCCAGCGCCGTTTGCGAGACGGCGCGAGCCAGCGAGGCGGCGAAGGCACACAGGAGGGGCGGATGAGGACGACGACCCGTCCGCTCTGGAACAGCGTCGTCCCCAGCGGGAAGCAGGCGCAAGCAGGAGGGAGTTGGCAGTGGCGCCAAACGCAGGAGGGAGAAAATGGACACCGACTATTAACGAAGGAAGAGTTCTTTATTTATATTAAAGATGTTATTAGTTATGGCAGTAAATTGGAGAGAAGTTTTTAAGAACAGGAAATTGAATGAATTCTTTCAAGAGGGCAATTCTGTAAAAATAAGTGATTTTATTACTGAAAAGAAATGAACTCTTCCCCACCAAAATTATAAAGGTATATATCGTTAAAAAATTTTTATATACCCTTATATATTTTTTGTTAAAACTTTATTAATAATAAAAATAAAAAAGAAAAACTCTATTTTGCGGTTATTTGGCTTATACTCTTAAAATTTTAAGGGTGAATATATTCTCGAGTATATAAATCGTGTTACACGAAAATTAATCACTATATAATATTTTATTATATAACCCATTATTACAGTGTTATAAAGATTGAAGTTTTGACCTGCCCCTAATAGAATGCGGAGAATCGCCGAATACCCTTAGAATTTTGGGGGCAAAATTTCGCTGAAAAGGCCTTTAAAAACTTATATATTTTTTTATAATATTTATGGAAAAGAGGTTTTCTCCTGTAATGCTAAAGAAAGAAACTAAGGATCAGCTTTCTGAAATTATTTCTGTTATCAAAGAAAACTATCCTTGGATAAACTCTTATAACGATGTAATTGTTTATTTGATCTGGTTTTGGAAGAAGAATGCAAAAATTGATTGATTTTGGAGAGGTGTTAAGAATATATAAGAAATTGTTCAGCGTGAATGATAGCAGCTTGATAGAAATCTTGATGGCTCATTATCTCTCTCACAAGTTAGAAAAAAGAGATCCTGTTTGGCTATTTGTAGTAGCGCCTTCCTCTTTCGGAAAAACCTTGCACTTAAAAGGATTTGAAGATTTTGAGGATGTTTACCTTTTGACAAAATTAACCTCTAGAACTTTGATAACAGGATTGAAGAGTGAAACTGATGAAGTTTTGAAAATGGATGGAAAAATTGTTTTAATTCCTGATTTCTCTCAATTTTTGACTTTGAATCCTCAAGAGAAATCAGAGATATGGTCTCAATTCAGAAATTTATGGGATGGGTACGCGATCCAAAAATTCGGCTCTGGAAAGAGGGTAGAATATAGAAATTTATTCGTTAGCCTTTTAACTTGTTCTACTCCAGACATAGAGAATCAAATTACTTTATTTCAAACCCTTGGGACCAGGCACATATCTTTTAGGGTTGATTATTGGGTTGAGAAAAATTTGGATTATTTGTTAGAGGAGAGAGAAACTAGTTATGTTGTTGAGCAATATAAAAATCTTATGAAGATGTTCTTTGAAGTTAATAAATTTGAAAGCGTTCCTAAATTAGATTTAGAGACACTGAAATATTTGAGAGATTTAACAGAATTTGTGAGCATTTTTAGAAGCGAGATAAAAGTTGATGCTTATTCTGGAGAGCCAATTGGATTTACCAGTCCAGAAGATCCTGATAGAATTTTTAAAATGCTGAAGAAGATGCTGAAAAGTTATTTGATGCTTTCTGGGGATTTAGAGAGAGGAAAAGAATTAATAAAGAGGATTTCATATAGTTGCATTGAGGAGAAGAGATATAAAATATTCAGAATGTTTAAAACCTTGTGCACAAAGGAAGGCGAATTAGATCCTTCCACTGAATTAACAATCAATCAGATTGCTAACAGTTTGAAATTGGGTTGGAAGACGGTTAAGTCTGAGTTGTATTGCTTGGCTCAATTAGGTTTGCTAGATTTTTATGAAGCGGATTCAGAAAAAAGGTTATTGAAGTGGTTTTTAACAAAGAAGGGAGAGAAATGGTTGAATTGGTTTTAACTTGGGGATATGTTGAGGAGAATTTAGAAATTATTCTTGAGAAAGTAAAATCTGGAGACCAAAAAACCATTGATGCTATGAGTAGATTATGCGAAATAAATCCTGAAAGGTTTGTAGATCTAATGGATGCTTGGGAGAGAAATTCTTTTGAGGAATATAGAAAGAAGTGGAAATCTTAATTACGACAATTGACGGAGGCATCTCACCAAATCTGATTAGGCAAATAAGAGATACGCTTTAATAAAATTTGGTGAGATGGGTGGAAGCGGTAGCTCCCGTTAAGTTTATCATGAATGCAGTTGCTTCCGTTAAGTTTAACAGCGAACCCTAATTTTGGAGCGAAGCGTGTGGAATTGAACAAATTCCACCCGAAATTATGGGTTCGCTCTTATCAAAAATTCCCGCAAATTATCTCATCAGTTACTTTTTCATTAATCGAACTTTTTAGATTTAAATTATAAGAATATAAAGCATATCTTAAGCAATCCAATAAATGGTCATTTAGTTTTACAGGGATATCTGGATAAGCATCAAGTTTCTCTGGATAGTGATAAGAGTTCATTTCATCAATTAAATTCACGCAATTCTTGAAAATGAATAATTTCCTTTCTTTTATCAAATGTTGAATAAAAGAAATTCCTCCTTTGAGATCTTTGCTAACTTTCTCAGATTTAATCCCGCTTAGATCTAATTCCTTTATCCTATCAGGTTCTGCTGGATCTGGAAAAACATGTTTGATATTATAGCGAGAGATGAGAGCCTTTAGAATATTAATTATTTCTGGAGTTGTTTTTCCGCTTTCCTTCCATTCATCAACAGCATAAATTTCATTTTGAGTTATTGCTAGAACTAAAATAGCAGAAGGATTTTTATAACCCCAATCTACTCCGCAAACATAGGTAGCATCATTAATTTCTTTTGGATCAATAATTTGACTCTCTGGAAGATCATAAACTAATCCTTCCATCTTTTGAAATTCACCGCAATACCTTCTTCTAAATTCTTTTTCGCTCATCCTTTTTCTTTCTGATTCAAAAAATTTTTTGTTGAATTTTGGATTATCAATAGATTTCCAAGTAAAGAAAGAAAGAGAAGGATCTTGTTTATTTAGCCATGGAAGATAGAAATCATAATACAGCCAGTTTATACCGTAGGGGGTTGTTGTTAACAAAACTTGCCCGCCTGTCATTGAAACCCTTGACCTTATAACATCCCAAACTAATCTAGGCATCATTCCTGCTTCATCAAGCCAAGCGAAATCCAGAGACATTCCTTCAAGACTTAATGGATTATCTGCTGATCTAACGAAAATTTTCTTAACAGGACTTATTTCAATTTCTCCCTTTTGTTCTTTGTAACCTAGTCTTAAAATCGGAAATAAAGAGAAAAATTTCTGCAAGGTTGACTGCTGAAGAATTTTGTAAGTTGGAGCAATAATTGCTCCCGTGCATTGATCAAGAGTTTTAAATTTCTTAACAACCCAAACAGAACCTAAATAAGTTTTACCGCTGTTGTGAGTTTTCATTCCGCAATAACTGATAATCTCGTGAGTTGTCGTTTTCCAACCTTTTACTATTCCTTTTCCTATTTTTTTAATGCTAGAGACTGAAAGCCATTCCTTATTATTTCTAGCTTTTATTGTCTTTATTAAAGATGCTTTATAGAATTTGAGTGGATATTTGCTCCAATCTAGTAGATGAAGAAGTTTTTCAGATGAATTTCTATCAACAACAACCCTGTAAAAATATTTCTGAGATTTCTTATATGATTCTTCCCTGATGTGAGATCTGATGCCTAATTTCCAAAGAATGTACTGCATTTCATAAGCTTTTCTCTTACTAGTCCCGATGCAAAAACCTATGAGATAAATATCTTTTCTATTTCGGCGATTTTGATAAAGAGTTAAATATCCATCTCCATTAAAGAATCCTTGTAAAAAGTCAATTAAAGAATTCTTATCACCTTCTACTATCTTGCCAAAACTATCTTTAGTAATTTTTAATTCTTTGATATAATCTTTGAGAGAATTCTTTCGACTTCCATGATATGTAGTTAGCAGTAAATCCCAACCTTTACCTTTTTTATAGAGATGTGGTTTGATATCTGGAAAAGCTTTGCTCAATCTTCTGACTTCATCGATGAAATGGAAATTGGTGTTGGTAAACTTTAGACTCTGCCCTTCTCCGCTAACGTAGCCATCGCTGCAAAGATAGCCAAGCAATTTGGCAGATTTAATTGGACGCTCTATTACATTCTTCTTATCGACAGAATAGAAAAAGACTTTATCTTTCTTGGCTTTAATATCCTTTAACCGTATCCATCCTTTATTTTTACAATAAAATGGATGCTCTAAGTTAGTTTTTATCTTTATTCCATTATTGAAATGAACCTCATAGATATCATCTTTAAACTGATAAACATTACTGACCTTGCCTCCTAATATTTCATCTCCATTTTTCACATCTTTAACTTGAATGATGCCTTTTGGAGTATAGACAAATTCGTCTTCAGAAATACATTGAACACCCGCGCAAACGAGGCAAAACTGAGTCTTAAACTCGTATGCCTCGTATTGCTTTTCAAAGAAATTAACGTTTACTTTTCGGGAGACCATGTTTAAATGGCTTGTTCACGTTAAGAAATACTTTCTCATCGAGAACAAGCGCAACATCCTGCCTGTCAGACCATCCTAAATTCTTTAGGATGAAAATGTCTCCTGCGCGACTAGATTTTCTAACGGCCTTTTCAATCTCATTTTCAACCCTTAATTTGGCTTTTTTTACGATGTCAAAGAAGTCTTCATATCCTGGTTTTGAAGAATAGTTCAATAAATCTTGCCGAGAGCTCATATCTAAAGCGAGTGCTAGCCCTGTGATGGTAACAGGCTCTTTATTCTTCTTACAATCTTCAAAATACTTATCAATTTTTCTCTGCAATTCTTCCGGGCTTTTGAATTTCTTCCTGTTTATTTTAGGTTTTTCAGCTTTTTTCTCTTCACCCATAATTAACAATTAACTTAAAAGAATTCAAGAATTTCTTCTTTCATTGCTTTCATATTATTTTCAAGCCTTATTAATTTTTTCCTACATTCTTCTTCTGTCCCCTGGAAATAAACCGCATAGTCCGAGAAAGCACCTGTTTGAACTGACAAAGCGACTGGAAAAAACATCCTAATTTGAAACATGTTTGGCTGATTTGTTTGGACTATGCGAATTTCCATGACCTTGTCTAGATTAATCAGAGAGAGCCCGTCATAACTTCTTACCCACATTTTCTGAGCTTACAAATCTTCTGGTTTTAATTTTTTCCCGACTATATCTTTCAAATCGATTTTAACTTTAGATTGCTCTTCTTCTCTTTCAAGAAACCTTTTTAGCCTTTCTTTCCACTCTCCAGAAATCACCTCTTCTTTATTGAACTGAATTTTGACTTTTTTCCAACAATCGCCTATTTTATATCTAATATCCATTGAAACAAGCGAGCCTTCATCTTCCGTCTTCTCAATCTTGAACTCTACCATAATTAATGATTTTTTATATTTATTTGTTTTTTCTTAATCTTTTGAGATAAATCATTCCAATAATCCTCTAAGCGATGAAATTTCAAAGTTCTTTCTGCGACCTCTTTGAGTTTCCCCTTCTTGAATTGCTTTTTTTCAAGTTCAAATAATTCTTTGTCTGAGGGAATCAAAATTCCAAAAGCCTGATATTCTTTCGTCTTCTCTTTTCCATCTCTAATAATCCCTTCGATTTGCATCTTGCCGTTTGGAAACGTCTTAATATCTACTACATGGAAATTGGGAGGATGATTTTTCAAAGTAGGATATTTATCCAAATTGTCTAAAACTTTTTTTGGAAACCCGTTGATTAAAATCTCTTTTGGATTCTCTCTCTTAATCTCGGAAACCCATTTAAGACCTATAGGTTTTTCTTTAATGAAAGATTTTATTCTTTTTTTCAACTCCTCGGCAGAAAGATTCACTTCCATAATTATAAACCTCCTGTTTCTTCTCTATACCAAAAAGAAACTTCAAAGTTTGTGTCTAATCTGACAATTGCTGATGGATCATCAGGATAAACTGACAAGGTGAAATCTCCGCTGACATAATTTTTTAGATCGACAGTTTCCGAGTCTCCTACTGCTAAAGAATTTGTTGTGTGAACAACCGTACCATTAATTTCAACCTTTATTGGATAAGAAGCTCCATCATCTACTTCATAAACATTTCTCTCAATAGGGGCAGTAGCATTTGCTGAAGTTCCAGAGAATGCGGGTTGAGTGGTTCCTGATGTTCCTGAAAATCCTGGTTGCGTTGCTCCTGATGTTCCTGTTAAAGAAGGGGAACTTGTTCCTGTTGATCCTGTAAGGCCAGGTTGAGTTGCTCCAGAAGTTCCTGAGAAACCTGGTTGAGTATTTCCTGAAGTACCAGATAAACCTGGTTGCGTTGCGGCAGAGGTTCCTGATATTCCTGGAGCTGTATATTGAGAATTAAAGTCAATGCCGTGAGTGTGAGAACCATGAGTATGGGTATAAATATTTTGAGCGGTTCCGCTTACATAAAAACCATCATAACTCGCATTTAGAATTCCGAAATGGAACCATCCACTAGAATTGTAAGCAGAAGATTCTCCTATTGTCCAATAATAGAAGTGACCATTATCAACTGAAAGATAAGCTGTATCGGTTGAGCCTGATGGATATTCTACATATGCTGTAACGGATTGCGTGTAGCCAGTAGCATTGAAAGCAAGCCACCAGACCCTAGTAGTGTATAGAGTTGGATCGCCGACTAAATTCTCATTAATGTGGCAACACGAATCTGATCTGTCGTAAGTGTTTATGTAACCTGCATGGACAACAGAAACGCCAGCGGCAGAAGAAGGTGTTGTGCTATCGGCAGTTCCATTAACCTCGTGATAATGAGAAGATGCAGAATAAGTTCCTTTATCGTGGGAATGGCTCGAAACAGTTAGTGTTCCTACTGCATGAACATGGCCTGCTACAGAGAATGTTCCTACTTCATGAGAATGACTTTCTACGGTTAGAGTTCCTGCGACGTGGAGATGAGCGGATACGGTGAATGTTCCTACTTCGTGTGTATGACTATCAGTTGAAAAAGTTCCTTTTTCATGAGTATGACCCTCAACAGTATAAGTTCCTCCATCGTGAAAATGAAGTTCTGTTTCTTCTTTGTTATCCCATTTAACTTTGTATCTTCTAATAGTTAAGCGAACCCTCTTTAATTGCTCTTGTTTTTCAAAAGTTGCGGGGAATTTATAGTTATGGACTATTGGATGATCGTAAGAGCAATTTTCTCGGAAGCTTTCCTTGTAGGTAGAAACTCTCTTTCTGCCAAGTGAGCGGGAATAATCTCTTCGGTTGGTTACTCTGTCGAATAATTTTTCATAACTTGAATAAATTTGCCAAGGTAGATGTGAAAGAGATTCAAGAAAAGTAGTGAAGCCTCTTTTAATATCTTCTATTGACTGAAAGAAATTGTTTGGATCGAAATTGAAATCTTCAGGCCTAGTATAGCGGAAGAGATTGTGCCTGAACTGCTCTAAAAGTTTAAACCAGTTATTTTCCTCATCCTGAACATGGTCATAAAATGATTTATCCATAACTTATGAGAATTTTATAAATTTTTTAGATAATTTTTACCTTTTTCATCATAAAGAAGTGCAAGGCATCTGTTTGCTTCGTTCCAAAGAAGATCGCATACGAAAGCAGCTTCTGCTCTTGAGGAAAAACCAGAGGTATCATACATGATGCAAAGGAGGGCTGCAATGCAAGTTGTTGCATCTCTGATAATTCCGTGTTTGTCCGCATCGAAGGTAAAATCTGGATTAGAGCCTCTTGCAGTCATTTTCATTACTGCATCAACAATAGATTCCGCCTGATTGATATTTTCTTCAATTTTCGCTTGCGTAAGATCGGCTGAAATCTGCTTAACTCTGTCCTTGACAATATCGTAAGTTGTATAAGTCGGCATAATTAATTAAAATATTTAATTAAGATTACCTTTTAAGAAAGGCGGATTATAGATCATACAATAAGCATCCAATTTTCTTTCAAATTCTCCAAGAATTCTTAAATAAATCTCTCTGAAACCCATGCTCGTATATTGAGCGGATTTCAAAGCCTCATAATTCATTCCTGCAGAATCGCCTCCTGACAAATAAACCAAGACATATAAACAACTTAAATCTCTTATCAACTCTCTAACCATCATTGGAATCTCTGCTAATTCATAATCTATCTCAAAATAGCCTTTTAACTTGTCTGCAAAATGAACTCCGTCAATCATCGTCCACCATTGCCTTTTCCTTAACGAAAACGAATCAGCATAAGCATTTCCAGAAGAAGCATCGCAATAAAAGGAAACTCTTACAGATGCAGAATCTTCCGTCGGCGAGCCTTCAATTTCTGCTTTTACCCACATATTTTTTTCATTCTCTGTTGATGATAAAGTGCAATTTGTGACTGCTCCTCCATTTGATTTTAAAGTGATGGTCCCTGAAGTTGATGAACTCTTCTTAACCGAAATAATCTGAGAGAATGATTTTTCTGTTGAAACCGAAGAGGTTCCATTTAATTCAACAGTTTCCAATGTTCTGTTGTTATTGACAACTCCATAAATCATAATTGATTGGGTCGTATCAGAAGAAGAATCTGAAACAACTGAAATAGTAGAAGCTGAAGATGGTTGCGTAATCTCTTTAGTTACTGCTGCTGAAGTGTAGGTTTTAACAACATTTTCATCTGTGTCTAAAAATTCAAGTTTCAAATAAGTATTTCCAGAAGTATTTGAATCAACGAAAATTCTTGCGGTTGCTTTGTAATAAATCTCTTCAGAAACAGAATGGGTGTCGGATTTCCAATAAGAAGCATTTGAACTTCCTTTTGAAATTTTCAGAGAATGCGTATATTTATAAGAATAAGAATCATCATGCG